TTTATGGCTTGAGCCTATCTGCTGGGGCTACATTTACTTACACAGGCGGAGTTACTATTGATGCGACAGATGTTGTTACTGTTTATTCAACTAATGGTACAAGTTCGTTTAACGCCTTCGGATCGGAGATTGCATAATGGCTGTTGATATCACACCAAATCCTAACGTAGTAGGACCGACAGGTCCGACAGGACCAACGGGAGCCACAGGCTCAACAGGTCCTGCTGGTGGTGGCATTGCAGCAATCAATGCCCAAACTGGCACTACATACACACTTGTCGCTGGCGATCTAAATGACCTTGTTACCTTGAACAATGCTGCATCTATTACCTTGACAGTGCCACCATCAATCTTTTCGGCTAACGATATTGTTAACATCGCACAGCTTGGTGCAGGTCAAGTGACACTAGCGCAAGGAGCAGGAGTCACAATTCAGTCAACAGGTGCAACAACAACTGCGCCAAAGCTACGAACGAATAAGTCTTCGGCATCTATTATATGCATAGCATCGGATACATTTCTAGTGGTAGGAGATATTGCCTAATGCCAATCATCGGGATTATTGCTTCAAGTAAATTAGGCAAAGAGGTCACAGGTGGCACTCTTAGTTCAGATGCAACCTACTTTTATAGAGCTTTTACAGGTAATGGAACTTTAGGTGTAAAAAACTTTACTTTGACTTGCGACATTTTAGTGGTTGCAGGGGGAGGCGGAGGTGGAACTGAAGCGGGCGCGGGTGGCGGTGCTGGTGGATTGTTAGATTTCACTTCTAAATCATTAACCGCTGGTGATTACACTGTCACCATTGGAGCTGGAGCTGCTGGCGTAAGTGCTCCAAATAGTGGTAATACAGGCTCGGACTCTCAATTTGGTTCTGAAACTCTAGTCAAGGGTGGAGGAGGCGGCGGAGGAAATGGCGCAAATGGCAAAAATGGGGGATCGGGTGGAGGAGGATCGCGCACGGGTTCTTCTGGTGGAACGGCAACTTCAGGGCAAGGACAAAATGGCGGCACTGGTGATGGAAATCAACAAGGTGGCGGCGGCGGCAAAACAGTCGCGGGGGGAAATGCCGTTGCCAATGTTAGTAATGGCGTAGGCGGTGATGGTTCTAGTAGTTATTCGTCTTGGGGTTCTGCAACAAGTTTAGGCGAAAATGTAAGCAGCACATATTGGTTCGCTGGTGGAGGAGGCGCAACGCAGGCCAATGGGGGCAAAGGTGGCGGCGGAGGGGTAAACAAATCAGGAGCCAATGACACTATTAAATTCTCTGGGGTTGCCAACACAGGCGGCGGCGGGGGTTCTGCTGGTGACAATATCGGTAAAGCTGGCGGATCAGGCGTTGTTATCGTTCGCTATCTAAAGACGGAGGTGTAGAGATGTCACATTGGGCAGAAATAGACGAGAACAATATAGTTCTTAGAGTATTAACTGGCAATAATGATGATCCTAATGAAGGTTATGATTGGTTAATACAAAATCTTGGCGGCACTTGGATTAAGACTTCTTATAATACTCGCGGTGGCGTTCATTATGGCGATGATGGCAGTCCTGCCCTGCATAAGAATTATGCTGGCATTGGATATGGTTTTGATGGTATTGGTTTCTTTGAGCCACAGCCTTATCCTTCTTGGATTCTTGACCCAGAAACTTATTATTGGATAGCGCCTGTGCCTTATCCCGATGATGGCAAATGTTATGTCTGGGATGAAGCCATTATCAACTGGGTAGAAGTGCCTTGTCCATAACAATTCCTCAAGATAGTTTTAAGTAGTACCACCTGAGTATGTGGCGAAACTGCTCGTTTATTTTTATAGATCAAAGGAGAAATAGTGGCCTACGGCGATGACATTACCGAGGGTATTCCCTATACCCTGTCAAACCCTGCTGGCTCGACTAACTATCAAGCCACAGGAGTTTCTTACGATATAGCCATCAATGGGCTGCCATTCTTTTTGGCTGCCAGTGATGACTCACCTTATCGCCGTGTCACGGCGCAGTATCGTAAGCAACAGTATGACCAGACCAGAGAAGCAGGCGAGCAATCGCTAACTGGTTGGTGGTTTAGATCTCAGTCATCATTTCATCTAGGTCAAGGAATTAAATACTTTGAGCCTGCTCAAGATGAGTCACTGCGATTCCAATACACAGAATCTAAAGGCTTGGATGTCTGGACTAAAGGTCAGGCTACCCTGCTAAATACTACAGTCAGGGCTTTAACTAGCGCCAATACCCCGATAATTATTGGAGCTAATGATGGTACTAATGACTGTTTAGTCGTAGCAGATGGCTCTGCTTTGAAGAAAGTTACAATGAGTAATGATACTCCTACTGACTCTACCTATACCCAAGCAGGAACTCCATCTACTATTCTTGATTTAACCACAGATGGAATCAGATACTGGTTTATCAATGGAACTCACGTTCATAGAGGAAATATCACATCAGGTAGTAGCACTGAAATCTATAACGCAAGCAGTACCACAAGTGCCAGAATTAAATACATCAAACAACGCCTTATTGCCAGCGTTAATAATAAACTTTATGAATTAAGTTCTACTCATACTGGCGGTGGCGCTCTACCATCAGACCACTATACCCATCCACAGAGTGACTGGATTTGGACTACTATCTCAGAGGGTCCTAATGCTATCTATGTAGGTGGCTATAGCCGTAAGAACTCATCTATCTATAAGATTACTTTAGATTTGGCTAATGCTAATGCTCTTGGCTTCCCAGAACTTAGCGTTCCTTCGGTAGTTATAGACCTACCTGAAGGTGAAATCATCAATACCTTTGATACCTACCTTGGTACCTACGCGGTACTATGCACTAACAAAGGTGTTCGAGTAGGAGTTCTAGGTAATGAAGGAGATGTCTCCTATGGACCGCTACTATTTGAAACAGAGTGTACTGATGTGTCCTTTAGAGACAAGTTTGCTTATGTATCTACCAAGCAGGGAAGCGAATCAGGTTTAGTTCGTATTGATTTATCACAGCCAGTAGTTCCTAACAGCCTTGTCTTTGCCTATGCTTGGGATGTATGCGCCTCTGGCGAGACTACTACCAGTAACTCAGTAGCCTTTCTTGGTGGCACAGATCGTGTGGCTTTCTGTGTTCCAGGCGATGGTGTATGGGTTGAATCATACGGAGTTAAGGTTGCATCTGGTTATCTAAAGACTGGCTTTATCCGCTATAACACTCTTGAAGGTAAGCTATTCAAACTACTTACCCCGCGTATTGATACCACTAATGGTAGCTTAAGTATCTCATCTATCGGCTATGACTATACCGAATATGCAATCGGTTCTTTTGCTGAAGAGTCTACTGTTTCTGAAATCGGTATTCCTTATCCGCAAGGACCTCAAGAATACTTAGCCTTCAAGTTTACACTTAGCCGTGATGCCAATGACAGCACTCTTGGACCACTATTTACTGGCTACCAGTTGAAGTCTCTGCCCTCAGTACCTCGTCAAAGACTGATTCAATATCCATTATTCTGTTATGACCACGAGAGCGATAAGTTCGGAGTGGAAGTAGGCTATGAAGGTTCTGCTTGGGACCGTATGCAACAACTCGAAGCAGTAGAAAACGCAGGCGATACCATCCGAGTAGAGGACTTCCGCACAGGAGAATCCTTTATTGGCCTGATAGAAGAGATGGATTTTATCAACCGTACACCGCAAGACAAAAGGTTCACAGGCTTTGGCGGAACCTTACTTGTCACTATTAGATCCGTATAGGAGCCTGCAATGACCCCCACTGAATGGGCAATTCTTGTTGCCACAATTCTTGGAATAGCATCAACTTTATTTATGGGACTGCGTTGGATAGTCCATTCATTTCTTTATGAACTTAGACCTAATGGTGGCTCCAGCATCAAAGACACAGTGGCTCGACTAGAGACACGCGTTGACGAAATCTATAAGATTCTGGCAGAAAGAGGATGACAAGTGAAACCTGTTGCAAAACGTGCAACACCTGCTGCTATTGCCGTTCTTCGTCAGGCAACTGCGCTTGCACCCAAGCGGAGCAAGGTATCGGATGGACTA